AGAATATTTAGAGATGTGCCTATAGATGCGGATAGAAAACAACAAATAGGTAATTTAGTTACAGGTCAAGAAACAATTAACTCTCCAGCGGGGGCTGTTTTTATAAGAGGTGTGCAGGTATACGATTCAACATCAGCTACAACTGGCGCTAATGTTTGGTTAGAAAAAAAAGATGTTACTTATTTACAACAATATGTTTCATCCACAGAATCAGCAAAAAGAGGTCAACCAAAATATTATGCTATGTTTGGTGGCGCTACGGGTGAGTCTGATACTACATCTGGTAGAATGATGTTTGCTCCAGTTCCTGATACTACTTACAAATTTAGAGTGCATTATAACGTTGCTCCAGCATTATTAGAAGGCGATAATACTAATTATATTAGTCTTAATTTTCCAAATGGACTATTATATTGTTGTTTATCAGAAGTTTATGGATTCTTAAAAGGCCCGATAGATATGTTGACACTATATGAAAATAAGTATAAACAAGAGGTACAGAAGTTTGCTAACGAACAAGTTGGTAGAAGACGAAGAGATGACTACACTGATGGCGCTGTTCGTATTCCAGTAACCTCGGCAAACCCATAGGAGATAAAACATGGCAATAACATCGGCAATTTGTAATAGTTTTAAACAGGAAATTTTAGTTGGAACACACAATTTTACTGCTTCTAGTGGTCATACTTTTAAAATAGCTTTGTTTACTAGTGATGCAACTTTAAATAAATCAACAACAGCTTATTCAACATCAAACGAAATTTCAAATACATCTGGATCTGCATACTCAGCAGGTGGTGCAACATTAACAAGTGTTACTCCAACTTTATCTACAGATACTGCGGTATGTGATTTTGCAGATGTTAGTTTTTCATCAGCATCTTTTACAGCTAATGGTGCATTAATTTATAATTCTTCTCAGTCAGACAAAGCTGTTGCAGCAATAGCTTTTGGTGCCGATAAAACTGTAACAAGCGGAACTTTTACAATTCAATTTCCAACAGCAGACGCATCTAACGCTATTATCAGGATAGCATAAGGAGGGCCTCCTTATGTCAGAGACATCAATCTGGGGTGGAGATAATCCTTCCGTAGCATGGAATCAAAACTCTTGGCAATCTAATACAATAACAATTGAACTAACAGGTGTATCTGCATCAACATCAGTTGGAAGTGTTAAATCTTTTCCTGAGCAAGGTTGGGGTTCTGATAGCTGGGGTGATGAAAACTGGGGAGAAAGTTCTCTTGATGTAGAACTTTCAGGTGTCAGTGCAACAACGTCAGTTGGCTCTGTAACTATATCAGCAGAAATAAATTCTGGATGGGGTAGACAAGCTTGGAATGATAATGCTTGGGGTATTCAAGGAATTGTATTACTTGATGGCCAATCAGCAACAACAAGTGTAGGGTCTATATCTCCTGCTGATGTAATGGGAGTTACTGGAGTTTCTGCAACAACAAGTGTTGGAGCTCCAACAATAATTGGTAATGTAACAGTTGCATTAACAGGAGTCTCTGCGACTTCATCAGTTGGCTCATTATCTCCAGCAGATGTAATGGGTGTAACTGGACAAGCGGCTACCTCTTCGGTTGGATCAATATCTCCAGCAGATGTAATGGGGCTTACTGGTGTTTCTGCAACTTCTTCAGTTAATGATGTGACTATAACATCAAATCCAACTATTTTACCAACTGGATTATCTGCAACCTCAAGTGTTGGATCAATATCTCCAGCAGATGTAATGGGATTAACAGGAGTTTCATCAACTTCATCTGTTGGATCTTTAAGCCCTGCAGATATTATGGGATTAACAGGTCAACAAGCAACTGCCTCTGTAGCTGCTTTTGGCACTGCTTCAGGCTTTGGAATTCAAGCATATTCTAGCGTTGACACAGGATCAAATTCTTCGTATACAGATGTTGCAACTGGATCAAATACAAGTTATAGTGACGCTGCATAGGAGATAAAATATGGCATCAACATTTACACCTCTAGGTATTGAACTTCAAGCAACTGGTGAAAACGCTGGTACGTGGGGAACAAAAACTAATACTAATTTACAACTTATTGAACAAATAGCTGGTGGATTCACTCAACAATCAATTGCTGGTGGTGCACAAACTACTGCTTTATCTGTATCTGATGGATCAACAGGTGCTGTATTATCTCACAGAATGATCGAATTTACAGGGACTATTTCTGGAAATCAAATCGTAACTATTCCAAACGATGTTCAAACATTTTATATTTTAAGAAATTCAACTTCAGGGTCACACACAGTACAATTTAAATATGCAACTGGTTCAGGGGACTCATTTACTTTTTCAGCAACAGACAAAGGTGATAAAATTGTTTTTGCTGCAGCAGATGATGGATCAAATCCAAATATTAAAACCCTTGCAATCGGAACTGGTATAGCAAGTGTTGCTGCTGATACATCTCCACAATTAGGTGGAGATCTTGACACTAATAGTTTTAATATAGCGTTTGATGATGCACATGGAATTAATGATGAAAACGGAAACGAACAAATAATTTTTCAAACTACAGCATCTGCAGTAAATCAATTTGATATTACAAACGCTGCGACTGGTAATGCGCCTAGTATATCAGCAACAGGTGATGATTCAAATGTGGACATTGCTTTAATTCCAAAAGGAACAGGTGAGACTAAAGTTGGTACGGGTGCAGCTAATGCAACTGTAACATCAAGTGGTGCACATGATTTAATTTTAGATACAAATTCAGGAACTAACTCAGGTACAATTACAATTACTGATGGTTCGAATGGAGATATCACTATAGCTCCTAATGGAACTGGACAAGCTAAAGCAGTAGACGCTGCTGATGCCACTGGTGCAATTAAGATTGCAGGTAAAGAAACTATTTGGGTTCCAGCAAACGCTATGTATCCTAATACCACAAACGGAGCAGAGGCTAATCAAGTAGAATTATCTAATGGTCCTGAATTAAAAGTTTTAGATTTTGATAAAGATTCAGATGAGTTTGCACAATTTGCTGTTGCGTTTCCTAAATCATGGAATGCAGGAACAGTAACTTTTCAAGCTTTTTTTACAGCTACCTCAACAGATACAGGGGATGTTGCGTGGGGTTTATCCGCAGTAGCTTTAGCTGATAATGGAGATTTAAATACAGCTTTTGGAACACAAGTTGTTGCAACGGCAAAAGCACATAGTGGAACATCTAACGATTTAGATGTAGCATCAGAAAGTGGAGCTGTCACAATAGCAGGATCACCAGGCGCAGACGAATATGTCTTCTTTCAGGTATCAAGAGATGTGTCAGCAGATGATTTAAACGCTGATGCAAGATTATTAGGAATTAAATTATTTTTTACTACTAGTGCTGCTAACGACGCATAAGGAGTAGAATATGAGAGACCATAAAATAAACGGAATTAAAATTGAAGTAATAAAAAATTCTAAGAAAAATAAATCTTCAAAAAAAATAAAAGGTTTTGGCACTCAAATTTTAGGATTTGGTTCTGGAGGTGCTGCTGCACAACCTTATGATATACAATATTTAGTCATAGCTGGTGGTGCTTCTGGTGGTTCAAAGTTTCACGGAGGAGGCGGTGGAGCAGGAGGATATCGTCACAGCACTCTTTCTGCGGTTGAACCAGGAACTGTTTTAACTGTAACTGTTGGTGCTGGTGGAGCTGGAGTAGGAGCTCGAGTAGACCCGAATGCAGGTAGCACTAGCTCATTAGCAAGCCCTGCAATTTCAGATGTTAGTACCACTGGCGGTGGCGGTGGAGGTAGTTATTATGAGGGAGCTGGTAGACCCGGAGGATCTGGAGGAGGTGGAGGCTCTAGAGCTGGCGGCCAATCAGGAGGTAGTGGAGTATCAGGTGAAGGAAATCCTGGTGGAAGCACTAGCACACACAACCCAAGTGCCCCTGCTGCAGGCGGCGGCGGTGCCGGAGCGCCTGGTAGCAATTCTGGTGGGCAAGGAGGTCCTGGTGGTGCTGGTTCAGATGCTTCACCAATAGATTCAACTTTAAGAGCTGGCGGTGGTGGCGGAAGTATTCAGCCAGGACAAACCTCTGGTAGCGGTGGCTCTGGTGGAGGAGGAGCCGGCAGCCATAGCAGTGGTGGCAGCGGAACAGCTAACACCGGTGGTGGTGGCGGCGGAAGCGCTCAAAGCTCTAGTGGCAGTGGAGGATCAGGAGTTGTAATATTAAAATTCCCTACTGCAAATTTTTCTGGCACTACATCAGGTTCGCCAGGAGAATCAACGTCTGGTGACGATACAATTTTAACATTTAACTCAAGTGGAAGTTACACAGTATAATGGCACATTTTGCAAAATTAAATGAAAATAATATAGTTGGAACAGTTGTTGTTGTTAGTAATGACGTAATCGTTGATGAAAATGGAAATGAACAAGAACAACTAGGCGTAGATTTTTTAAATAATTTACACAAAACAGATAATGTAATTTGGAAAAAAACTTCATACAACACATATAATGGTAAATATTATGATATAGATGAATCTGGTTTTAGAGTTGAATCAAATGACCAATCAAAAGCATTTAGAAAAAATTTTGCTAGTATAGGCTATACTTATGATGCAACTAGAGATGCTTTTTATAGACCAAAGCCTTATGATAGTTGGATATTAAATGAAACAACTTGTGATTGGGAAGCACCAGTTCCTGAACCTGACGATGGTAAAGATTATGAATGGGATGAAAATTCTAATTCTTGGGTTGAAATGAATATTACATAGTGTATATTTAAAAAAATTATGCTTAGAAAGAAATATGCAAACGGTGCGTGGCCTTTTTATATAGATCAAATTGAAGATTATGCGTATTGGGAAAATCTTTTTACAAAAGAGGAGTGTGAAAAAATTATAAAAATTGCTTATAAAAAAGGTTTAACGCAAGGAACAACTATTAAAAAAGAGGGACAAGTAATTAGAAATAGTGAAGTTTCTTGGTTGTATGCTTCAGATAATTTAGAGTGGGTTTTTCGAAGGGTTACAGACGCTGTTGTAGATCTAAATGATAAATTTTTTAAATTTGATATATTTGGATTATGTGATGGTTTTCAATTTACAAATTATAAAGCTCCATCAGGTAAATACGGAAAACATATTGATAAATTATATAAAGGCACGATTAGAAAATTATCTGGTTCAATACAATTAACTAATCCAAAAGAATATAACGGAGGAGAGTTATATCTTTATCAAGGCTCTAAAGGTGATTTAATGAATCAAAAACAAGGGACATTAGTACTATTTCCTTCATATACTTTACACGAAGTAAAACCTGTTACAAAGGGGGAGCGAAACTCTTTAGTGTTTTGGGTTACAGGAAAACAATTTAAATAAATGTTACATAAAAAATATTATTTTTTATGTAGTGTGCCAAGAGCTGGAAATACAATATTTAGTTCTTTTATAAATCAATCAGAAAAAGTAAAAGTAACTGCTAATAGTGTTTTACCAAGTATTTTATTTAACTTAGACAATGTTAAACAAGACCTTATATATAAAAATTTTCCTGATGAAAAATCATATTTAAATGTATATAAAAATATTATAAAAAATTATTATAAAGAG